ACAAAATGGGCAGCAGCAGGATTTCTATTCACCAAAACAACTTGGACAAAAGAAGTAATACTACCAGATAATATTAGATTTAACGGAGAAGAAGATTTTCAAACATTTATTAGCTTTTTAAAAGGATGGAATTTAAAAGTATGTTCAGAAGCTACTATATGGCATAATTACAACTTTAAAACTTCTTCTGATATTCCTTACAGAGAACATAATAATAAGTATTTAATTGAGGATTCCTCTAGTGAACTATTAAATAAAGAGCTATTTAAAGAAGGTTATGAAAGGAGTTTAGAAGAGTTAGAAGAGTATTTTGAAATAAAATTGAGAAGATGAATCAAACTATTTTCATAGCAATAGCAAGTTACTTAGATTACGAAATTAAGTATACGGTATTAGACTGTATTAAGAAATCTGATAATCCGAATAACTTATATTTCTCTATTTGTTTACAGTACGACGAAAAAATAGGAACCTCAGAGGGATGTATAGACGATTTAGTAAAGGACTATAACATTACTATAGATAAGTATCATTACTCTGAATCTAAAGGAGGGTGTTGGGCTAGAAACATAGCACAAAAAAATTATAATAATCAGACATACTCATTGCAGGTAGATTCTCATACTAGATTTATACAGGATTGGGATAAAATAGTAATTAGTGATTATACTAACTTAAAAGAAAAGGGTATCAAAAAACCTCTACTTTCCTTCTTACCTCCTGCCTACACCAGAGATGACAAACTAAATAAAGATTTAGAGTTTAAAGAAAAACAAAATTTATCTATTTTACAGATACCTAAAATAAAATTTATTTCTAAAGATTTTTGGCCCGATTATGGAGGGTATAACAATCAGATTGATATAAAATTTAAGCCTAGAAGTATAACCTTACTATACGGAGGGTTTATATTTACAGCCGGTGAATGGGTACAGGAGATAGAACAAGATCCTCTACATTATTATACTGGAGAAGAGTTTGCTTTAGCTATTAGATCTTATACTTTTGGATATGATTTTTTTACACCTAGTCAAATAATAGCATGGCACCGTGCTCATCCTCAGGTACCAAAAAAACATTTCAATAACAATGAAAAAAGTATAGCTGATAATTACCATATAGCAGCGATGAAAAGATTAAGGAAATTAATTATGGGAAATGATTTAGGTAAATATGGAGTCGGAGACATAAGAACATTACAGGAGTATGAAACATTTGCCAATATTGATATAAAGAACCAAATAGTTAATTATGTTTGATTTATCTATATACTGTGGTCATAACGCATCTATTACTTTAGCTAGAGATGGTATAGTTCTAGAAGTTGTAGAGATAGAAAGGTTTACTAATATAAAGAATGCTGGTTTATTATGGTACTACCCTACTCACCTACCTCTAAAAGCAATCCAAAACATACTAAATTATTTCAGTATCAAATACAAAGCTGATAAGTTTGAATACCTTATATGTAATCAAGATGATACAAGAACACTAACTAGCAAATTAGGAAATAAAAACAAAATAGTTCAATTTTTTAAAGCTAATAAATTGAAAGAAGTATATCATCAAGACGGACATGCTGCTGGAGCGTTTTATCAATCAGAATTAGATACTGCTATTATAGCTACAGTAGACGGAGGAGGAAATGATGGTTGTTATAATTTTTATAAAGCAGATAAAGTTAAAGGTATAGAACCTATAGGTAAAAATTATGATTATAATATAGGAGAAAAATATGCTGAAATTGGACATTACTGTAGCTCAATACGAAAAGCTGAAGAATGGCGTGATGCTTACTTAATCTATGCCGGTAAATTAATGGGGCTAGCAGGTTACGGAAAAGTACAACAACACTACATTCAGGCCTTGGAGAAGTTTTATTTAGGTCATCACATGGATAAGGAAAATAGAGACAGTAACTACAAGGAATTAAAACTTAAACTTAAATTACCAGACATACTATCAGGAGAGTTAGAAAAAGACTTAGTAGCTACATCTCAATATGTATTTGAAAATATTTTTGAACGAAATATCTCTACTCTATTTCAACAAATGAATAATAACTTTATTCTTTCCGGGGGTTGTGCATTAAATATTTTAAATAATACTAGGATTAATACTAAAGTAAAAACCTTTATTCCCCCTAATCCTAACGATTCTGGATTATCATTAGGTTTTATGTTATCTCATATTAAACCAACTCAAGCAGTCAGTAGTCCCTACTTAGGACCAGAAGCTTGGGATAGAGATACTTTATCTGAATATGCTTCTGCCTATAAAGCAGAGGTAAATATTAATACGGTTGTGGATGATATAGTCTCCGGTAAAATTATCGGTATAGTAAAAGGTAGATGTGAAATAGGTCCAAGAGCTTTAGGAAATAGGAGTATTATATGTTACCCAGTTATCAAAGAAATGAAAGAAATTTTAAATAAAAAAGTTAAGAATAGAGAATACTACAGGCCATTTGCTCCTGTTGTAAGATTAAAAGACGTAAGTAAATATTTTGAATTTAATGGAGAATCTAGGTATATGTCTTTTTGTCCTAAAGTAAAGGTAGAGTATAGAGAAACTTTAGAATCTATAACTCATACAGACGGAACAGCAAGGGTACAGACAGTTACTTCTCAACAAAACCCGTTCCTATATGAACTTTTATCTAAGGTGGAAGAGAAAACTGGCATTGGTATGTTACTCAATACTTCTTTTAATATTGCTGGTAAACCTATTCTAAATACCTATAAAGATGCTATCTCGATATTAAATAATACGAAATTAGATGGAGTACTTTTAGAAGATTATTACATTAAAAAATAACTATTTATAATAAAAATGTTACATAAAATAAAAATAGATTACGATTTAAGTTACTTTCTACCCCCAAACCAAGATTACTCTGTTCATAAAGGAACATGCTTATCTCACCAGGTACATGAGCTAACTGATATTCATAAAGAATATGGTTTAGGAGAGACTTATACCTCAGAAAATACTGTCATACAACAATTATGGTATGATAATACTATGGTTGATTTTGACGGGTTAGGTAAGCAATTAAATATGGAAGTTATAACTGTATCATCTATTTTGCAGCCACCCGGCAATACTATCGCTCTACATAGAGATACTTTTTTTCAAATTAATAAAAGATTCCCTGATGATAAAAGATTAAAAGTTAGAGCAAACATTTATCTTGAAGATTGGAAAGTAGGTCATATGCTCCAGTATCAAGATATAAATGATCTTAATGCTTGGAAAACATCTGATAACTGGAAAGCAGGAGAAGGTTACTTATGGTCATCTAAACCTTTACATCTATCAGCAAATGCAGGTATGAAAGATAAATATACGTTACAAATCTCAGGGTTTTATTTAGGGTAATGTGGAAATATAATAACAAAGAAGTACAGAGTATAGAAGATATGCCAAATAAAACATATGGTTTTATCTATATGTCTATTCATCAACCTTCCGGTAGAAAGTATATAGGAAAGAAAGTTTTATACTTTGAAAGGAATAAACGTCTTGGTAAAAGAGCATTAGAAGCTTTAAGGGAAGAGAGGAAAGCAAAAGGTATCGGAGGAAGAACACCTTTAAAGCAGAAAATCATTACTGAATCAGATTGGAGAACCTATTACGGATCACATAAAGATATCTTAAAGTTAATAAAAGAAGGTAAACAAGACGAATTTACTAGGGAAATACTAGACTATGTACCGAATAAGAAGCAATTAACATATTTTGAATGTAAATACCTATTTATAAATGAGGTGTTAGAGCATGATGAATACATTAATGATAACATTCTCGCTAAATTTTATAGGAAAGATTTCAATATATGAAACTTAGAGATATTATATTAAGAGAAAATAACGATTCATGCCCTGTAGCAACACAGGATTTAATGCTTAATACTAAGAATAGAGATGCTTCAATTAAAGCAACTCATGTACAGTACGGACCATTAAATGTAGATAAACCTGGTAGCTACTGGAAAGATATAGCTAAATATTGGAATACATCTTTAGAAGCTGCTAAAGCCTCTAATTGTAGTAACTGTGTAGCATTTGATATTTCACCAAGGATGGATGAATGTATGCCTGGAGTTACATCTGATGAAGATGGACGATTAGGTTACTGTTGGATGCACCATTTTAAATGTCATTCTGCAAGAAGCTGCAGAACTTGGGCTAAAGGTGGTCCAATTGTAAAAGATTCCGTATCTTTAGAATGGCAAGAACGAAACGATAATAATTAAAATTATGATTAAACTAAAAGAAGTAGTCGGGTATCCATCTTTAAAGTACCATTTAGACAATGGTCTAACTTTACACGAACATGTCTATCGTTACTCTAGTGATGCTTTTGTTAACTTATTTGCTGAAGCAAGAGAAGCCCTTAGAAACGAAGATATAGATCTTAACGAAGAAGACAAAGAACTACTAGAAACAACAGATATAGGGGAATACGCAGAGTATAATGGTATGAAAGTACCTTTAGACCTTCCTATGGTATCACCAAAATATAATGCTATATTTGAAATAGGATGTTTAATCGATGAAATGATTGAAGATGAAAACAAAATAGATGAAGCTTCTTCTATAGATGAAATGATAGATTACGACTTAGTAAAAGAGTTAGTAGAATCTATCGGAGGGAAGATTAGCATGAATAAGTTTAGAAAAGCTATAAAGATAAATAACGAAAACTTTGACTATAATGGATTCGAAATGCTTAAAGCATCAGTAGACTACATCCCCGAAGCAGAATATAAGGGTAAAAAGGTTCAGTTAAATAAACCTAAAAGAGGTGGTTCTAAAAAATTCTACGTTTATGTTAAAAACCCAAAGACAGGTAATGTCAAAAAAGTTTCCTTTGGGGATACTGGGCTTTCAGTCAAGTTTAAAAAGAAAGGTGCTAGAGCATCCTTTGCAGCAAGACATAAGTGTGCTACAAAAAAAGATAAAACTAAAGCAGGATACTGGTCATGTAACATTGGCCGTTACTGGAAATCATTAGGTGGTGGATCAAACTTCTCAGGTTACTGGTAGACCTTACTCTGAAATAGAGGGTAACGGTTATGTTGTAAGAGAATTCTCTCAGAATACTCCTACATTTGAATTAGTATGGCATAGAGATAAAGAGGATCGTACTATATCAACTTTACATAAGACAGACTGGAAATTTCAATTAGAAAACGATATTCCTCGTAAACTAACTCAAACTGATCTATTTATACCTAAAGAGACATATCACCGTCTTATAAAAGGAACAGGTGATTTAAAATTAAAAATATATAAAGATATGGACTGTAACTGTAAAAATTGTACTTGTAATGCCGGCTAAACTTAAACCAAGCAGTAAAGAATATACTAGAGATAGTAAAGGAAAAAGGACAAATAAGTTTACGTGGAAACACTATACTCCGTCTGGTACACCTACAAAAGAGTTAAAAGACATGTACGAAAATAGTACTTTTAGAAGAAAAAAAAATATTATTGAAAAAGAATTAATAAAAAGAAATGAAACTTTCTAGTATACTCCTTAACGAATCAGAAAACTACTTAGACAAACTAGCTGATAAACTTTCAGTTAAATTTCCTCATTTACGTTTCTATGTAAAATTTGGGGAAAGAATAGATGTTAGAGGTTCTCAACAAGATTTGCTAGGCTTTGGAGATAAATACCACGGACAAAAATTTGGCGACTATGAAGTGTTTCATGTAGACGATGATGATCAAGGCGAGATAGTAAGAATAGTAAAGTTAAAATAATTAAATATGAAGTTATCAAAAATCATATTAGAGAATAATAAAATTATTCATAGAGCAGAGTTAAATTTATCTGATAAAGATATAACGAATTTAGCAGAATCTATAGCTAATAAATTAGATAATTATCTAGATATAGAGAATAAAACGCTTTTGGAGAAAGTAGTTGAAGAAGCAATTAAAGAACTTATCTCTTAGATAGTTGCATAGATAAAATAAAGTTCTTATCTTATTATTAAGATACGGACTGGTTTATGGACTATACTTTCCTTTTAGGAGCAATTGAAAATTTATTGGGCAAAAGCCATAAAAAGGCTAGAGGCAATCATGCTTTTCATTGTCCTTTTTGTAATCATAGGAAGCCAAAGTTAGAAATTAACATGGCAACTAATGAGAATGGAAAAAATCCTTGGGAGTGTTGGGTTTGTGAAACTAGAGGGACCACTATAAGATCCCTTCTATATCAGCTCAAAACACCTAAAGAACAGTCTAACTTAATTCTAAAGTACTTACCTAAAGGAGCTCAGGTTAATTACAAAGGAATAGAAGTATTAGAATTACCAAAAGAGTATCAACCGTTATATAAAGCTAGTACTACTTCAGTTATAGCTAACCTGGTTAAAAAATATTTGTATGAAAGAGGATTTACCGATAATGATTTTATTAAATATAGGGTTGGATATTGCACAACTGGAGAATTTGGAGGACGAGTTATTATCCCAAGTTATACTGAATCCAATCAACTCAGTTTTTTTATTGCGAGAAGCTATGATGGAAACTATTATAAATACAAAAATCCCGAAACTTCCAAAGACATAATATTTTTTGAGAATCTTATAAACTGGAATACTCCTATAATACTATGTGAAGGAGTGTTTGACGCTGTTGCTATACGTAGAAATGCTATACCTATAATGGGAAAGAGTATCTCTACTTCATTATATAAAAAGATTATTACAAGTAATGTAAAAGATATTTATATTGCTTTAGACACCGACGCTAGAAGTAAAGCGTTACAAATTTCTGAACAATTTTTAAATCAAGGTAAAAGAGTTTTTTTCATTGAGTTACCGGATAAAGACCCTTCCGAAATGGGTTTTATACCGTTTACTAAATTAATCCAATCAGCACAGGAGTTAGATTTGTCTAGTCTAATGGTGCACAAATTAGATCTATGATCAAACAAGGAATGAACATTCTTAAACAGAATGAGAAAAAAAGACTGGATTTCAATCCAGAATTAAAACAGATAAACTTTCTAGATAGGAGAGTTTACAAGAGAAGCGAAGGAGTATATTACCCGTCCGTAACCACAATACTC